ATTCTTATCTTCTGTGCAGGGATCGTTGCACCCGTCGTTGCAGGGGTCGTTGCTGTACCCATTGCACCCCGTCGATATATAAGACCGATATTCAGGACAATACCCGCATCAAACATCGTTGCACCCTATTTGTGGATAAAATACTCTATCGCCGAATGCACGAGGATAAAATGCGTGGCGGTCTGCCTGCATTGATCCGCCCACGGATTGTATAGGTTCAAAGCCAACGCACGATACAACTCCGGAATTTCGCTTTTGACGCGCGATACCAGCATCCTATAACTGACCCTCCTTGCACCTTTCATAAGGGCCTCCCATTTTGAAGACGGGAGACCCTCGCACGTTGCATCGAGATACATGGCTAAATTCCGAATTGCTCCGACAAGAACCCGACCATCGCCCTGTTCTGCGGCAAAAGGGCCGGAATATCCATCGTATCGGCTTTATACAACTCCGTTGCGCCGTTGTATAAATCCCATACCGTGACCTTGCCGTTCTGATAGTAGCGATACATCATATCCTCGGTAAGCCGCGAGATTTGCGACTGATTGAGCGGATAGGTGCGATTCTCCCTGATTTCTGCGATATGAGTATCGCATTTAACGCGGAGGGCGGTCAGCATCCCGATCAACGTAAACATCTGCTGCGCGTCGATAGGGATTTGCTTCATCCTCTCGATCTTCTCCCGCTCGGTAACGACGATTCGGCGGGCATCGACGATCCATGACTTCACGATGTCGAGGATTTCGGGAATCGTTACACCATTGCCCCGACCCGATCCTTTCTCCGAATAGGTCGAGATATATTGATCCGCGCAGAGCATACATTGGTTGTGGCAGATCATCACCATATTGCCGAATCCGACCTGTATTCCTTTCTGATGAAATGCGACGGCAAGATTGGTCGTATGATCTGCATCATCGAAATTCGTGATGCGAATGTTGGCGAATACCCGACGGAGGATATGCGCTTCGACGGCCCGCTCTCCGTATTGGGCCTCTACCTGCGGTAAGAGGACGACACCCGGAGTATTGCGGTCTTTATTCTGTGCTGCAAAGAGGTCGTAAACCTCGACATCATAATTCTGCGCGTTGCACATGCCGATAATCTGATTCAGCAAATCATAGTGGTAAATGCCCCGTAGCGGCTTGCCGTAGATGTCGTTCTCCTTGTGGGTTCGCGCCAGTTGATCGAGGGAGAGGGTCTGCACCTTTGCTTTCTCGAAGTCGAAAAATTTGTTGTTCAATGTCGTTTCCATAATGCGTTGAATTTTAATTTATAATCGTTCAATCGTTTTTGCCACCTCTTCGCCCCAATACCCAACGATAAGGTCATAGGCTTCTTTATCACCATCCCATGCGATCATGCACTCGTGGTTATTGTATTCGTAGAAATAAACCTCCTGCGGATCGCATTCTTTTGGGATAGCCGCCCGGCTATCATCGTAGAACTTGAAGAATGCCGCAAGTCCGTCCTTTGTACCGAAAGCTCCCGTGTCCTTATCTTGGCATATTTTATCGCCGTCTTTGATGTGTCCGAGTTCTACCAAACGCTTGTATCCCTCGGCGAACTGTTCTCGGCTAAAAGCGAAGAAAGCCCCACATTTATCCGCGTCGGGATGCTCATTCTTGATCGCCTTGTAGCGGTCGATAGTTTGGGCGTTCAGCATTACAACACCCCCGTCGTAATTACCCCAATCCCGATAGTATCGGAGTTCGCCCCGCGTGGTCTTGACCGTCTTAATATCTTTCTCTTCCATATCTGTTGCGTTGATTATTATTCGTCGATTCTGTCCTCCATGAGCGTAAAGCAGGATTTCGGAGGACGCCGTTTGAATTTCTCCCATGCTTTGCGTCGCGCTTCGGCCGCCGTCTTGGCTTTGACCGTATAGGACTGCGACCACGTCATAGAAACCTCAACCTCGTAGGTCTTTATAGCCTTTTTCGTTGCCATGATCCTACTGCTTTTGAGAGAGCCATAAATCCCGCTTTGCGCGGCAGTTATCGAGGGATTCCCCGACACAGGAAAATAGTTCGCCGCTCTCCGTGCGGTAGTCGTATTGCCATCTTTTGACCGTTTTCCGGCCGATTTTGGCCGTGAAACTCGTGTAGTTCTCTCGTCCCGGCTGGCAGACGGAGCATCCGTTTACATTGATTGAATTTGCCATTGTTGCGTTGAATTTTTAAGGTTTGCGATTATTGCTCGGCCTCGAAATCATCGACGATCTCGAATGCGTCGGTTTTGAGGGCCGTATCCGGTTCCCCGTCGAACTCGTTGTTGTTCTTCGTGCAGAGCCTCATATTCTGATGCGAATAGTCCAAACTTATATCCACGACATACGTCCCTTTCTGCGTTTGGAATACCTCCCGATCCCATGAATCGAATCCTACATGCTTGATTTTGATCTTTTCCATACTTGCGATTATTTGAGATTATTTTTCAACCAAACCCTATCGACCTCCCACAAGGGCAGGCCCTTGATGATTTTCCGACGGATCACCTCTTTCATGCCAATCAAATCGGCCGCTTTGATATGGAGGGTAATGTCGCCGAATTTCTGCGCTCTTTCGAGGAGGAAGTCCGCCATTTGGGACTTCCATTCATGCAGGCTTTCCGCCTTGGCCTGTCTCGTTTTATCCATGATTATGCGTTGATTAGGTTCATTATCTGTTCGAGCTTTCTTTCGAGTGCGTATCGCTTTTCGCACTCTTCCGCATATTTCTTATAAAACTCATCGTGCTTGGACTTTTCCGCGTAATACTTATCCTGATAGGACGTTGCGAGTTCGACCTGCCGAGCATAGCTCTCTTTTTGCACTCTGATCTTTTTCTTCAATTCGGCGATTTCGATCACCATTGACCGGGAAAGATCGAGATGCCCTTTCTTGGTGGCGAATGGTTTGCAGAACTCGTCCTTGTCCTTATCCGAGGACATATACACCCCGTTCCATACCTCAAAAATTCCGTCCGATACATTCAAGCCAACTCTTTCGGTAAACTCTTCTCGTGTCATAGCCTATTATAAATTTTGGTCGTTATTTATTACTTATTAAGTATCTGTTTGATGATGCAAATATATAGCCAACTATTATAGTAAGCAACTTTTTTCGCAGAAAAAGTGCGCTCAAAATCAGTCAAAAACGTGTATTTACGGATAACTATATCATAACCACACAGATAATTTTTGTCGAAATTTTAGATACCTAATAGATATTTTTCATTACCTTTGTCCGTAACGATACGTTTTAACAATTTTTTTCGACTATGAAAAAGAAATTTCGCAAGCTCTTATCCGAAAAATGCAAGGATATGGGACTGACTGACAAGGCACTCGACGACCTCGTAGAGATCGGGGCGGAGGGTCTTGCCGACGATGCCTCGGACGAAGACATCGCCGCGAAAGTGGATTCGCTCGTGCCCTATGCAAAGGCAATGCAGGGGGAGATCACGAGGAAGACGCAACGTCCGAAACCGCAATCAAAGAAACCGCAATCCAACGACGAGGGCGAAGATGAGGGCGGAAATGAAGATGAGGCCCCCGAATGGTTCAAGCCTTTCCAAAAAAAATTGACCGATCTCGAAACCGAGAACGCCGCGCTCAAAGCGGAAAAGGCAAAGACCACGCGACAGGCCGAAATCTCGGCAAAGGCTAAAAAGCTCGGAATCCCCGACTACCTGATGAAGCGAGTCTCATTCGCAGAGGATGCAGACCTCGACAAGGAGCTGGCGGATTACAAGCAGGAGTTAGTCACCAACAACCTCATGCCCAAGGAGCAGGCGCATGAAACAGGAAGTAGCAAGGAGGCAATGGAAGCCGACGCCAAGGCTTGGGCCGAAAGTCTTCCCAACAAGTAACAGCTCCGAATCATTCACCCCTTAAATTGATTGCAACAATGGCTATTGATTTCAAGAAAACGCAGCTATCGGGCCACACGCCCGAAATTTGGCGCGGCGAGTGCAAGATTCTGCCGGGCGGCTTCAAGCCGGTGCAGAACTTCCCCGTCGGAACGGTGTTGCATCGGGGAACTCCTATCTATGTCGATTTCGAGGCGATGAGTGCCGCCGTTTGCAAGACCGCCAAGGTTCTCAAAGGAGGCACGACCACCGCGCCCCGCGTCGCCAAAGGGCATTACTTCGTCGCAGGCGACGTAGTAATGAAACTCGGAGTAACCGACAAATCCCCGATCATCAAGTCCATCGACACGGCCAATGCCGAGTACGATGTTCTTACGTTCGCATCCGCCATCGCAGGGCTGGCCGAGGGCGACATCCTCGTTGAAGCATCGGCAGCAGCGGCCGCCGAGGGCGACAATGAAGCCGTCCCCGCCGCACCTCTCTACACGCCGAACATGGTTGTCGGCGCGGTCAAGGAGTTCACCGGAAAGGGCCTCCCGACGATTGATGCCGCATACGAGGCGGTAGTCCTCTATCCGAGCCTGAACTTCCCGCTGCTGGAAGACTGGCTCATCAATCCCGGCAAGGTCTGCCTCAAAGCAAACCCGAACATTCTGTTCATTAAACAGTAACGATCATGCCCGAAATTCTTTATAGTTCAATCTTTGGCGCATTGACGCAGCACGTACAGGCTCGCTTCGATGCCGCCTCGAAACTACACAAGCAGCTTTTCGACAACGTAATCTTCGAGCGTTTCCTCGACTGGGACACCCCGACTATCGGCCTCGACTTCGAGGAGATCATCGGTCAGTACAACATCACGGTAGCCGCACCGACCATCGGCGACCAGTCGAAAGAGGCTATCCTCGGTACTGAGGGACTGGAAACCGTGAAAGAGCGCATCCTCAATCATGCCGTAACGCTGCCGATGACGATTCAGGACTATCGTAAGGTTCTGCAAATCCTCGACAGCAAGTCGCTCCCCGACAAGGCAAAGACGGAGCAGCTCATCAAACTGATGTGGGGCAGTTCGACGACGGTCGTAAGTTCCGTTCTCGCAAAGCTCGACATCCTGTTCCTGCGCCCGCTCTCGAACGAGGGTATCGTCGAACTCGACGACAACATCAACCCCGAAGGTGGCGTGCGCGGCACGATCAACTTCAACCAGCCCGCCGAGAATATCGCGTCGTCCAAAACCCCGTGGACGGATGCCAATCTCGACACGGTGGACTGCTTCGAGGACGTGCAGGGCATCATCGACGCCGCACAGGACAAAACCGTATTCGGCAAAATCCTCTGCGCTCCGTCGCGCATCTCCTACATGTGCCGCAGCAAGAAGATCAAGCAGATGATCTGGGGAACCGACAAATCTGCGAAGATCGTGCAACTGAAAGACCTGAACGCCTATATGCAGGAGAACAGCTACCCTGTTTTCGAGCCTATCCGCCGTCAGGTTCGCATTCAGAAAGGCAAACTCCGCGTCCCCTATACGCCGTGGAACGAGAAGAACATGGTTTTCATTCCCGACGGCAAGCTCGGCATCGTCAAAAACGCATGGGCGAACAACGAGCTGAAACAGGAGGCCGGAGTAGCGTACTCCAACTACGGGCGTATCCGCGTCTCGCAATGGGGCGTGGGCGAAACGCAGGGTAGCAACGGCGTTGAGTTCACCAAGGCCGAATCGCTCTCGTTGCCCGTAATTACGGAAATGAACGGCATCTACACCCTCAAAACGCAGCAGTAGCCGTGGATAACCTTACCGCAACGAGGAGTTTGTGCAATGCGATAGCAAACACATTCTATCCTGATAACGCGACCATCGAATTTGCGCTCTTCAACGAGGGCATCGACGCAAAGGCCGAGGCGACCCCGAAAGACCCTATGATCTTTCGGGTTGCCGCCCGCCTTGTCATCGGATATGTCGAAAACAGCCGCTCCGAGAACGGCGTATCGACCTCCGTAATGAGCGAGGAAGCCCTCAAACAGAGCCTTTCGATTTGGTGCGGCTATTATGGTCTCAATGCGGATGAGGTTCTTTCCGACTATATGCGCGTGATCGAGGACGGCACGCATCTATGGTGATATGAGATACAACGGCACATTGCGCTACGAGATACTCACCGAGGGCGGTATCGACGAATGGGGCGAGCCTATCAAGGCACAATCCGCATGGAGCGAGGCTATCCCCTGCTCCATCAAGACCAACAGCGATAACCGCAAAGGGCGTTACGAAGACGGCGAATTTCGGCAGGCTTCGTTTACGATCCTTGTTGAGTGCATCCCTTTCCCCTACAATCGGGTGAAACTCGAAAGGATGGGCGAAAATCTCGGCGAATACCGCGTGATGAACGCCGAACCTCTCACCACCGTAGGCAGAACTCAAATCGTGGTGTGATATGGCGAAAGTCGCTACCTCGCACGGCAAATACAAGGGCGTCATCGTCAGCAAAACGGACATGCGCAAGCTGAAAGCCGGATTGCAGGCCAAGATGAAAGACATCGTCGCCTTGCTCGTGAAGCAACTCTCTTTCATCGGGGAGGAGTGCATACGAATCGCCCGCGAGAGTGGCAGCTACAACGATATTACCGGCAATTTGAGGTCATCAATAGGCTATGTGGTGCTTGTGGACGGGAAGCCCGTCGTGACGGGAGCCTCGAAGCAATACAGCGGCAAGGATGGCAACGGCGAAGCCGGCCCGCCCGCCGCCGAAGCATTGCTCCAAAGTCTGCAAGCGAAATTTCCGTGGGGCGTGGTTCTGATCGTCTGCGCAGGCATGAAATACGCCGCGTATGTCGAAGCAGTCCACCACAAGGACGTTCTCACCTCCGCCGAGTTGAAAGCCGAATCGCTTGCCAAGAAATTACTCAACGGTCTAATCGAATAGCGAGATGATAAAAACGGAGATGCAGATTGAGCGGGATTTCTATTCTTTCGTCAAGAATAGCGACCTCGGAAAGGCCATCAAAGGAAAGGTTTACCGACCCGAAATGCGCCCTGCCAATGCCACGACGGAGGATTTGATCGTCAAGTTCCTCGCAGGACTTGATGAACAGGTACAAACGGGCGTGGTGATCTTCAATCTCTATGTCCCCGATATACCTCATGCCGACGGCCGGATGGTTCCCGACAAGAACCGCATCGGCAAGTTGGAGGAGCTGCTTCTCGCATTCGTAGAAACCGCAGGTGGTACGGAATACTGGCTCGAAACCGATACGACACCGACGACGATGCGCAACGAGGAAATAGAGCAGCATTTCATATACGCAAGAATCAAGTTTAACCGCATAACAGAATAGGATTATGGCAAAGAAAATCATCATGTCGTGGTCGAAGTGCAAAATCGAAGTCGGCAAGACCGGCGACGACGAGGCGATGGCCGCCACTCTGACCGATGTAGGGACGATCAACGACAAATCGACGACGCTTGCCACCGAGGACGGCGAAACGCTGACCGCAACGGCAACGGGCGGGATCGTGGTTGCCGAAGAGGAGGGCGAGCCGGTCGTTACCCTGACGACCCGCGTCAAGGAGATGGACTTCGACAAGGAAAAGATGTTCAACGGGGCAGAGGTCTCGGAGGACGGCGACGAGCTGACCGTCAAGACCAACGTCGTATCGGACGACTTTTCCGTGAAGCTCACGCCCAAGAATATCGGTGCTATCGGCATCAAGATTCGTCGGTCGCATGTTTCGTTCCGACCGGGCAGCTCCGAGGAGGAAGGATCGTATGTCGATCTCACGTTCAAGGTGCTCGCCTGCTCCGACGGGGAGCTTTACAAGAAGTTCCGCGTCAAGGCCGCAGACTGGGCCGCGCAAGCAGGGGCATAACATCGCAAGATGCTGACAAGCGGAAAGACGCCCTTTGCGGTTGGAGGAGAAACCGCAATCCGGAGGGTTGGCAGAGTGGCTGAATGCACCTCACCGCTAACGAGGCAAGCCGTCAGGCTTCGGAGGTTCGAATCCTCCACCCTCCGCAATTTTATTCAGAATATGGAACAGACTACTATCGAAAGCCGCGTCGCATCGGCCATACTCGAAAGAAATGTAGGGAATATCGAGATTGAGGGTGTCACCTACGAAATAGCGCCGCCGTCTATCGCAACGCTCATCGTCGTTTCGGAGTTCATCGCCTCCCTCCCGATTGTGGAGAAAGTGGAGAAAACCGAGATCGTAAATTCCGTACTGCATCATGCGCGGTTTTTCCGGCCTCTCGGCGACATCGCGGCGACGCTTATCCTCGGAGCGAAGAGCCTCACCGAGGAGCGCGTCGTCGTGCAGGAGAAACGCTATTTGTTCGGTCTCATCAAGCGCAAGAGCAAGAAGAAAATCAAGATCGACAAACGGGCGGAACTCGCCAAAGCCATTTTAGAGAACGTCCGTCCGACGGTTCTGTTCAACGTCGTCGTACAACGGCTTCAAGACATGGAGATCAGCAGTTTTTTCGCCATTACCACTTCCCTGTCAGAGGCGAATATCCTCAAACCGACAAAGGAAGTGGTAAAAGGCTGAACGACAGCATTTGGGCTACCGTTCTCGGAATCGCAAGAACGCTCGGAGTAACAGAGAAATACGCTTTATACGACATCAGTTATGTAAACGCGATCATGTATAGCCGTGCAATGCCGATGCCCGGCGACAAAGGCGAGAACGGCAACGCGCCGCTTTACGATGGCAGTAAAGACGCGAATAACCCTGAAAATTTCACGGATTTCACAGATGACGAGGAGATTGTAAGAATATGAAAAACGACGACGGCGCATTAAGTTTCGGCACGGCGATAGATATGTCCGGCTTCGATGCCGGCATCGAGCAGATCGAGGGGAAAGTCGCTGGATTGACCTCCAATGTTGAAGTTGAGACTTCCAAAATCTCTCAACTGCTCGCCAACGTCCCGACCTTGAATATCGAAGTCGTCACAAATGCGTCGCAATCCCTTTCCACCATCGACACCGCATACGCCGAACTCGACCGAGTGATTGACACCAACCGCTCGTCCGTATTGGCGTTGGAGGAGCAATATCGGCAGCTCGGCTCCGAAATCTCGAATCTCGGACGGCAGGCCGCAACTCCCGCTATTCAGGCCGAATACGATGCCCTCAAACAGCAGCAGACGGCGATCAAGGAGAATATAGCGTTACGCAAGAAAATCGTTACCGAGGCCGAGAAAGTCGGCGACGAACTCTATCAGACCGAACAGCGGTTGAAGAAAGAGGCCGCGGCCGCCGAAAAGAGTGCCAACAGCCAAGTATCGCTCCGCACCCGATTGAGGCAATTACGGGAAGAACTCGTAATGATGGAGGCATCGGGACAGCGCGGCACGGCACAGTATCGCGCCTTGCAGGAAGAGGCGGGAAAACTCACCGACGCATGGGCCGACGCCACGGCGCAGGCAACGATCCTCGCCCATGACCAGCGCGGTATGCAGGGTCTTATTTCGGGACTTTCAGGTGTCGCAGGGGCTTTCTCCGTAGCACAGGGCACGATGTCGCTTTTCGCGGGCGAGAATGAGGATTTGCAAAAGATCATGGTCAAGGTGCAATCCCTCATGGCTATTACCATCGGATTGCAGCAGATACAGCAAACCCTCAATAAAGATTCGGCATTCACCCTCGTTACCTTGAATGGTCTCAAAGAGTGGTGGAACAAGCTCACGGGACAGAGTGCCGTCGAGCAGGCCGCCGAAACCGCCGCGACCGAGATCAATACCGCAGCACAGGTAGCCAATGCAACGGCGACGGCCGCCGATACTGCGGCGCAGACGGCCAATAATACAGCTACCGCAGGAGGGACGGCCGCACAAGTGGCGAATACCGCATCGACAACGGCACAGACTGCCGCGACGACCGCCGGAACCGTCGCTACAAAAGCCATGTCCGTAGCAATGAAAGGTCTGCGGGCCGCGCTCATTTCTACCGGCATCGGAGCATTGGTCGTTCTTTTGGGGTCGCTCGTGAATTGGCTGATGAAAGCGTTTGAGGCGTCATCGAAAGCCGATAAGAAATTCGAGGAGCAGCAAGAAATCCTCAAAGCAGGCAACGAAGCCTACATCAAGGCTTCTATGGAGATCGAGAACTACAAAAACAAACTCGAAAGCTTCAAGGGGACAAAAGCGCAGGAGAAAGAAGTTGTCAAAGAGCTGAACTCCAAATACGGGGAGGCAATGGGTTACTATAAAACCCTTGCCGAATGGAAAACCGTCTTAAAGCAAAAGGGCGAGAAGTATTGCGAAATGCTCATGCTCGAAGCACAGGCGCAAGCTCTTTTGACAAAAACGACCGAAGCATATATCAAGCTCCAAGAGGTCAGAGCAAAGGCCGAAAACGGCGATTTCAACAAGTGGTGGCGTGGAAAGCGCGGAGATAATCGTGCAGCGCAAAAGGCCATAAATGAAGCGCAGGAAGAATACGAAAACTGGAAAAAACAATGGGGAGAGATACAGGAAAAAGCATCTCAGTTCAAAAAAGATAACGACCTCGATTTCCATATCGACCCGTCCAAAGACAAGTTCGACCCGAAAAAGGCGGCTCTCACGCAAAAGAAATCCATCGAGGAATGGAAGAAAGCGGTCAAGCAGTATATCAAGGATGCGCATAGCGAGATAGCCGACTATACGATTGAGGCGATGGCAGAGGGACAGTCCAAAGAACTCAATCAGATAGAACTCGATACCGTCCGCAAGCGTAATGCGTGGCGTCAGCAGTTGCGCCAACTCGCCAAGGTTAGGCAGGATGCCGAGAAGCAATATTACATGTCGCAGAAAGGCGCGACGGAGGTCAAATGGGCCAATTCCAAGCGCGGCAAGATGACTATCGACGATTACGTCAAGGAGTTACTCCAAGACCCTAAAATCGCCGAGGAGTTCAATCGCGTATTAACGGCCATCACAGAGCAGGGAGAGCGGGAAAAGGCCGAAATCCGCAGGAAATACACCGACGCGCTGATTGACGAATACGGCACGGTCGAGCAGAGGATCGAGAAACTCAATCGGGAGTGGGCGAAGAAACTATCCACTATGCCGACCGAATACCTGCACAACGCGATTAAGCAGATGAACGCCGAGTTTGCCGCATTGGAATCTGCGGATTTCAAAAAGTCGATCAACTGGGAGAGCGTATTCGGCGACCTCGGAAAACAGTCGTTATCGACCTTGCAATACAACCTCGACAAGATCAAGGCTTATTTCGCCTCGAACAAGGATTCGATGGGCGCAACCGAGATCAAGGACTATCAAGAAGCGATTACCAAGATGGAGGAGGAAATCGCCTCTCGAAACCCCTTTGTCGCCCTGCACAAGTCGATCAAGGACATAGGCAACGCCAAAACGGAGTTCGTCGCCGCATTGCAGGCATGGCACGACGCGCAGGATGGGATCACGACCGCGCAGCGGGAATACAACGAAGCTCTCGCCGTCGAGCAGGCCCTCCGCGAGCAGATTGATTTGGGTACTCTCACGGAGGACAGCGATAAGTACCGCGAAGCCGAAGAAAACCTGAAATTGGCGAAATTCCGCGTTGCCGAAGCGACGGAGCGCAACTCGCAGGCTGAACAGCGGGCATTATCCGCACGTAATAATATTACCGTTTCCTACAAGAATTTCGCAACGCAACTGCGGGCTGTCGGAGGCGTGATTTCCGGGATCGGCGGCCAAGCGCAGAACCTCGCGGCGATATTCTCCGATGATGTCGCAAATGGTATCGGCAAGGCCCTCGATACTATTGACGCGGTATTGGATGCCGCATCGACTGTCATGGATGCCATCGGAGATGTCGGCAAAGGCGTCGCCGAGGGCGTAGAAGCTACCGTTGATGCAACGGCACAGGGTGCAACGGCCGCAGCAGCAGCCGGAGCCGCCTCTATATCAACCATCGAGAAAGCATCGGTTATCCTCGCCGTTATTTCGGCGGCTTTGCAGGTCGCTACGGCCATCGCCAACCTCTTCAACGATGACGATTCCAAGCAGAAAGAAATCGAGAACCTGCAACGCCGCATCGACCAACTGCAATGGGAACTCGACAATGCCGATACCGTCCGCTTGCAGAATAATGTCGGGGATGCCGTGCAGAAATTGAGGGACATCTACGCCGAAACCACGCAGGAGGTATTGCGTCTGCATCTCACATCACAGCAGTACGGCAACTCATGGACACGGATGATCGCCCGGATGCGCTACGATAGCGAGGTATATGAGAAATCCATCGAGAAGATTGCCGATGCGTATGCAAAGGTAGCCTATACCGCCGATAAAGCCCTCGGAGGGAAGAGATACGACGAAAGCCGCAAGCAGCTCGAAAACCTTGCAGAGCAGCAGATACTCATTCAGAAACAGATCAATGAGGAGCAAAGCAAGAAAAAGACCGATCACGGCAAGATCGAGGAGTGGCAGCGACAGATTCAGGAGATCGCCCAAGAGATGGCATCCATCATCAACGAGATGCTGGAAGACATCATCGGCTATACCGCCGCCGACCTTGCCTCGGAACTCGGAGATGCTTTCTTCGAAGCGGCCAAGCAGGGAGAGGATGCGATGGAGGCATGGCGCAAAAAGGTCAATGATATTGTCGCCGATGTTCTGCAAAGGATGCTCGTACAGAAGTATTTGGAAGAGCGTATCGGAGGCATTTTCGACAGATACAAAAAAGAATGGTTCGGCAATGACGGCTCGTTCAAAGGCATCGACGCCGTGATCGGTTCGATGAATGGATTTGCCGGAGAACTCAATCAGGTCGGAGAAGAGTTCAACGCGATCTATCAAGGTCTGTCCGATAGCCTTAAAAATTATTTCACGGGAGATGCCGAGCGCGAGGGAATGAGCAAGGGGATCGCCACCGCGTCGCAGGATAGCGTCGATGAGAACAACGCCCGCCTGACGACCATTCAGGGGCATACCTATACCCTCGTACAAGGCATGAATGACCTGAATCGCACGAGCAATGCCGTCCTCGACAAACTGACGGGCATTGAGAAGAATACCTCCGAGGCCAACGACAAGCTCGATAGGGTCGATAAGAATATCAAGGACATCAAAAACACGGTTGATGATATTGACCGGAAAGGATTAAAACTCCGCAGCTAAATGAAAGAACTCATCAGACGAATACAGAGGGAATGGAGGGCGGCCAAAGATGCCGCCCAAGCCCAATGCGCCGATAGCGGGCAGTATGAAATGGCCGCAAAACTCGAAGCCTGCGACATGTTCAAAGGCGACGAGACATTGGAAGAGTTGATCGGGCTGATGTTCTCCCCGCGAGGGGTCGAATTTATGACGGCCTACAACTTCCCCAACATCGCCACATTCAGACGATTCAAGAAGTACCACCCGGAGCGATACGGGGTATATATCGACAGTGGCGAAATCTCGCTTTTGGAGGCTCGGAAAATCTTTTTGATAGGAGACACCACCGCAGAACTGAAATACAGCCAAACGGCCGGAAATCGGCTATTTCTAATGTGCGGGGCGAATGCCTCCGTCATCGCATCGGGGTATGCGGTCGTCAAGGTCGAAAAAGATAAGGATTCCGAGGTGAATTACATCGTTCAGGACAACGCGAAAATCTTATGGTAGGCAAGCTGTTCATAGACGGGCTGGATGCGTTCAGCGAATACGGCATATTTGTCGAGCAGTACGGGTACAAGGCACTCGTACAGATGCCGTCATTCAAGAAATTGAGCAGCACCGAATGGCCCGAATATGACGGCGAAGAGGTCGATCTATCCGCCCCCCTCCTTGATAGCAAAACATTTTCGATTCCGTTTTGCATTACCGATATTTTGAGCGCGAGCGATTTATTCGAGGTACTTTCCGATGGATCGTATCATATCTTCGACTTCGCCGAACTCGGCAAGTCCTACAAACTGCGGCTTCTGACCAATCCCGCATTGTCCGCCAAAATCCAGCTCGGAAAAATCACGCTGAATTTCGCCGATGACTTCCCGCCCGTCTATCCGACCGACGAGACGGACATCGAGAGCCTGAACGAGTACAATACGCTGCTGAATCAGGCTCCCTATGCAACAGCACCGGCGGGCTTCAAGCAGAACGGGTACGAGATGGATGATGTCGATTTTTCCCACTTCGGGGTCTATGTCCTCGACGGCACGGATCGGAATATTCAGAAAGCCCCGAATGTCCGCGAGAATCTGAAAGTCGATGTAACCAATCGGCCCGGAGTAAGCTATGACGGAGAATCGGTTTTCTACAAGGCGAAAGACGTTGCGATAAAGCTCTTTATCTATGCCGATAACATCGCTCAATTTTGGGAACGCTGGTATGCGCTTTTCACCGCCCTGCTGAAACCCGAATTACGCAAATTATACAACGACAACACTTTGGAGGAGTATAATTGCTACTACAAGAGCAATACGGTAACGCGATTCGATATTCGCCGCAACGGGCGGGTGTGGTGCGAGTTCACCGTAACCCTGACCTTTCCCGATTCGCGGCCCGACGGTAATTACTGCGTATTGGCGACCGAGGATAAGGATGTCGTGATAACCGAGCCGGAAGAGGGCCTCATTGTATTTAGAATTTAACTCTACAAGGATATGATAAAGAAGAAAATATCGGAACTCCCCGAATGCACCTCATTCAAAGGGCTGTGGACTATCGGTGTCGATATATTCAACAAGAGCGTCAAGGTGTCGCTCGAATATATCCAGTCGGTCGTCGAGGGGATGAAAGCGGCGACAAAAGATGCCACCGATGTCACCGATGCAGCATCGAAGAGTGCCCAATCGGCCATCAATGCCGCGCAAAAAGCACAAGAAGCTACGACCGCCGCCAATACCGCAACCACGAACGCCAGCAATGCCACCGCCGCCGCGATTGAGGCGAAAGAGGATTGCGAGGAGGTGATCGCCGCCGCTGCGGAATTGGAACCGCTGAATCTTGTGCCGACTGCAATGACGGTAGAATACCCCTCGCGCCTGCTGGTCGGCAATATGGCGGAGAATTTCATCCGCGCCACACTCACTCCGGCCAGCGTCAAGCCGAATGTATTGTTCCTCGGCGACGATAAGGCCGTATCGGTAACTCCCGACGGACGCATTACGATCCTTGCCGCCGGAACCAGCATCATCCATGTCATCCCGACCTGCAACGTAGCCCTCTACAAGACGATTCAGATCAAGGTCTCGAAGCCTACGGTCAGGTTGGTAACACTCTCGTCGATCCGCCTCACGGCAAACGGTAATTTCAGGTTCAATTAAAAACAACATCAAGCTATGGCAAGACAAGGTTACATCAGCGAATTTATGAATGGCGGGCGCATCCTCTCGCATGGCAAGATCGAAAGCCTCGCAAATGGGTTCAGCCTGCCGAATGACGCACTGTTCTCGCTCTACATCAGGCCCAAATACAGCAGTTCCAGCGTGGATGCCGTATTGAGCGTAAAATGCTATCAGGACGACGAGTTTTCCGACGCCCCGGTAGTTCTCAACGACTGGTCGCCGATGGCGATAAAAGCGATTGCGCCGAATGCGGATTTTCTCAACACTCACGACCTCTATTGGGGTGCTGGAACTTACGTCGAAAAGGTATGATCGCATCGGTATTCATATCCCTATCGCGGCGGTTGCGCCAATGGGCGGCATCCCGTAAGCAGAAGAAAATGCGACTGAATACCGCATCGTCGGTGATGTTCATCGCAACGAAAGGTAAAACGGTTTTCAAATTCTTAAACAACAAATAGTTATGACAGCAGCACAAGAAGCAATCCTCGAACAGATTATCGAGGCTTTTCAGAATGGCAAGCGATTGAGCGACTTGCCCGATGTATCGGGAACCAACCCGTTCAACCTCATTTGCGAGGTATTGGAGGACGGCGAGAGCAAAAAGGCCGCGCTCGCAACGCTCCTGCCTTACATGGAGGAGGAATGCAGCTACGGCATCGAGTTCGACACCGCTGTATCCTCGCCTGCCTGCACCCGTATCGGCAATCTCTCCCTGCACAAGAGCCTGCCGATCCACAACCGGATGAAAGGCTGCCTGCTCAACGACGACGGCGAGGTCGTGGAATATCTCAATCCGGCAAATTGGACGGGACAGACGCGCGACGGCTCGCGGGGTCAGGTCATGGTCGAACTTCCCATGCACTACCGCAAATTCGAGACTGACGGCACGAAGCGGCGGGTACGCATCAGCGAGTACCCTCTCCCCGGCTATCGTCTCGTCCCAGGGAATAGATACGTTTCGGCGTATCAGGCTACCATACAGCGCAGCACGACGACCCTCTGCTCGGTCGTGAATATGGATGCCGACTACCGAGGCGGCAACAACAATACGGCGTATGACGGAACCTATCGCACGTTCCTCGGACGCCCGGCGACGGGTATCTCCCGTACCAATTTCCGCAATTACGCCCGCAAACGCAAGTCCGGTTCGACGGAATGGAACTGCATGACCTACGACATCCAAAAAGAACTGTATTGGCTCTTCGCCATCGAATATGCCACGCTCAACTCGCAGGCGGCATTCAATGCGGAAAAGGACAGCAACGGTTATGCGCAGGGCGGCCTCGGAGCAGGTGTAACAAACATGTCCGATTGGGGCGGGTTCAACGGCTCTTATCCGTTCGTGCCGTGCGGCCATACCGACGAACTCGGAAACGGCACGGGCGAGGTCGCATACCCCGTCATCAATGAGGACGGATCGACCCGATGCACGGTCATGGTTCCGCGCTATCGAGGTGTCGAGAATCCTTTCGGCCATATTTGGCAATGGACGGACGGTATCAACATCCGTATCAGCCCGACCGAGGATAACAGCGGCGACGGATTAAGCAAGGTATTCGTCTGCACCGATCCGGCCAAATTTTCGGATAGCGGCTACGACGGCTACGCTCATGTAGGCAACGAGGCCCGCGCAGAGGGATATGTCAAAGAGGTGATTTTCGGCGAGGGAGGAGAGATCATGCCCTCCGTCGTAGGAGGCGGTTCTTCGACCTATTTCTGCGATTACCATTACACTAACATTCCGACGACCGAAGCATTGCGCGGTGTCCTGTTCGGCGGTGATGCGAATTACGGCTCGGCTGCCGGTTTTGCGTTTGCGCATTCGTTTAACGCGCCCTCGTATTCGGCTGCGTATATCGGGTCTCGCCTTTGCTTTATCCCCGCATAACGCCACAGAAAACACGCTCGGCCAATAATTAAACGCTACGACAATGGAGAATAACCACAATCCGATGGAGGATGACGGCTCGCTGGATTTCCTGAAAATCCCCGCCGATGAAACCAACAAGCATTTCAACTGCCCCGAAACGACGCAGCAGAAGTTGATAAACCTCACCTTTTGGGTCTGCGACTACATCGAGGGAGTGAAAACGAAGTTCGGAGAGAATCGGACGCTCGTCAAGATCAAGATGAATCGGGACGATCACGACCGCGATGCACGCAAGTTCTTCACCAATTCGCGGGAAATCAAATATGTCCTCGCCAAGATTCGGGAAATGGACAAATTCCCGCGACGGGTAACGATGCGGGCATCGGGAACACGGTACTATTTGGAGTAATGGATGTATAAAGGTTGGTTGCTCTTGCGGTGTCCTGTTCAGCGGTAATGCGAATAACAGCTCGAATGCCGGTTTTGCGTATGCGAATTCGAATAACACGCCCTCGAATACGAATGCGAATATCAGGTCTCGCCAATGATTTTCAGAAAGGTAAAAACATAAATTTTGAGAGCAACGACCCTGCCTCTCGGCAAAAAATATCACCTCAAAAAGGAGTTAGTAGGCGGTTTCGGGCATCCCGAACTGCCGAACGCCCCGAATATGAAAAGCAAAGCGTCGAAATGAAGCGTATAGGAAACTTATACGAAAAGATCATATCGCTGGATAACCTCCGCCTCGCCGATGAAAAGGCAAGGCGCGGGAAACTCCGCTCGTATGGCGTCTTGCTTCACGACAAAAACCGTGAAGCGAATATCCTTGCCCTGCATGAAACGCTGAAAAATCATACATTCAAGAACTCCGAATACAGCACGTTCACGATCTATGAGCCGAAAGAGAGGATCATATTTCGATTGCCGTATTACCCCGACCGCATTCTGCACCATGCAATCATGAATATCCTCGAACCGATATGGGTTTCGGTCTTCACAAAAGACACATATAGCTGCATCAAGGGCCGCGGGATTCACGGAGCGATGCGGAATGTCAAGCGGGCCATCAAAGACCGGGAAAACGCCCGATATTGCCTCAAAATCGACATCCGGAAGTTCTACCCGTCGATAGACCACGACGTATTGAAAACCATCATCCGCCGCAAAATCAAATGCAAGGATACGCTCGCCCTGCTCGATACGATCATCGACAGCACCGACGGCGTGCCTATCGGCAACTATTTGAGCCAATACTTCGCAAACCTGATGCTTGCCTACTTCGACCATTGGATCAAGGAGGAGAAGCGGGTGCGGTACTATTTCCGATATGCCGATGACATGGTATTTCTCGCCTCCACGAAAGAGGAACTGCACATCCTGCTGGCCGACATCAAGAAGTATCTCGCGGCCTTGAAATTGACACTGAAAGGCAATGAGCAGATATTTCCGATTGCCGAGAACCGGGCGGACAAGCACGGGCGCGGCCTCGATTTCGTCGGATTCGTATTCTACCACAACCAAACGCTCATGCGCAAATCCATCAAGCAGAATTTCTGCCGCATGGCCGCGCGTCTGAATAAGAAACTCAATATCAGCGCGAGAGACTACAAACAGAAGCTATGCAGTTGGTACGGATGGGCGAAAGTCTCCAATTCAAAACATTTGTTAAAAACCATCATTAAATCGCAATTCTATGACACGTTCGTATTACGATGCAAGGCCGTCTAAATTCGAGGCCGTAGGCAACGGAAGCTACATCTACCGTTGGGATATTCAGGAAGAGGACGCCCCGCAGCAGATCATGGCAGAGGGCGAAGATCAGCCCGCCGCCGAAAGTTCGCGCACGCAGTATTCCTGCTATGAGGTAATCGTATGGGCTTCCGTATCGAGCAACAAGATCACCGAGGCCGCCATCCGTGCAATGTGGGATGCCAACTACGAGCAGAAGCTCATCAATGAGTACAACGCCGCCAATCTCGGCGTATATGGCGGCTCCAAGTCGAGCGACGAGGCAAAGGCGAAGATCGCCTCATACAAGGACTTTCTCGCAGCGAGAGCCACGTTGAAAGCCCAAATCGACGCAGACTGCGCCGAGCTGAACATCGAATAAAATCAGATCATGCTGACCCTGCATTTCAACAACACGACGTTGGACGTACAGGAGAGCGATAGCAGTTACCGCTATCGCTCCCTCATGTCCAAGCCGCAACTCGTCCTGAAATTCTCCCTATCGGAATTTGTCGAAATTCCGGTCGGGGCATGGTGCGAGTATCAAGGCGTGAAATACAAACTCGGATCGCCGGAAAACATCAAGAAAAACGGAACCCGCAATATCGAATACACGCTCACCCTCGGAACATTGGAGGACAACATGAGCCTGTATAAGATGCGTAATCCCGTCGATAAACGCCTCAAATGGTCGATGTGCGCCAAGCCCCACGAACTCGTCGAAGCTATCGTCTGGAATCTCAACCAGCGCGACGGAGCCGGAGTTTGGAAAGTCGGCGAATGCCTCGATGCGGCGGAGCAGACGGTCGAGTTCAACCACACCTACGTCGATGCTGCATTGCAGGATGTCGCAAACAAATTCGAGACCGAGTGGGAAATCAACGACTATACGATTTCATTGCATAAAGTCGAGTATTTCAAGGATGATCCCCTGCCGCTCGCATACGGCAAGGGTAACGGCTTCGAGCCGGGTGTCGGGCGCACCACGCAGAGCGATGAATTGCCGATCAAACGGCTCTATGTTCAGGGCGGAGATCGTAATATCGACCGCTCAAAATACGGCTCAGCGGAATTGTTGTTGCCGAAGTCGCAGACGCTCGTTTATGAGGGCCGCATCTATCAATCCGACGCAGAGGGATATTCCATCGAGCGCATCGACAAAGTTTCCGATGCAGTCAAGGAGGACAGCCTCGATTGCTCCGAGATATACCCCTCGCGCGTGGGAACAGTATCGGCGGTCGAGTGCATCGACGCAGGAAAGAATTTCTACGACATCATCGACAATTCCATCCCCGCAGAGCTGAATTTCAACGATTATGTCATCGAGGGCGAGACGGCGACGATCATCTTCCAAAAGGGGATGCTCGCGGGCGACGACAAGCAGTTCGAGTTCAAATACAATCACTCGGAACGCCGCTTTGAACTCGTGCCGCAGGAAATCGACGGGGTTACGATGCCGAACGAAACATTCAGTCCCGCCGTCGGCGACACCTACGCCATTTTCGGTATCATGCTGCCGGATTCCTATATCTGTAACAATACGGATAAGACTGGGGCATCATGGGATATGTTCCGCGAAGCGGCCCGCAAGCTCTATGAGAACGAAGACCCGAAATTCACCTTTACCGGCACTCTGCAAGGACTATGGGCGAAAAAGAATTGGCTCCGTGTCGGCGGGCGGCTGAAAGTCGGCGGATATGTTCTGTTCACCGATGAGCAGTTCGCCCCCGACGGCATTCCGATCCGCATCACGGGTATCAAGGAATTTCTCACCTCGCCGTATGCTCCCGTCCTCGAAATCTCAAACTCGGTTTCGGGCAAGAGCGTATCTTCACAGCTTCGGGAGATCGGGCAAAATGAGGTGGCGACAGATAACAGCATCCGCAACGCCGTAAGCTATACCAAGCGTCGGTTCCGCGATGTCAGGGAAACAATGGCGATGTTGGAGGATTCGATGCTCGACAACTTCACGAACTCCATCAATCCGCTGACCGTGCAGACGATGATGATGCTCGTCGGGGATGAGAGCCTGCAATTCCGGTTCGTCGCCAGCAAGACCGACCTCACAGCGGTAGGCGACGGTATCACCTACGACAACACGGCGAAGCAGTTGCATATCCCGCACGGATTCATCCAGCACATGACGCTCGGCATCGGCACGATCTCGTCCTCTCATGCCGATTCGGAGTACAAGGTTTGGGAGATGAACGAATACCTTTCGCCGTACCTCGACAACGGAGCAAAGAAATATTATCTCTATGCCAAAGTCAGCCGCACGGACACCACCGTAAAGGGCGATTTTCTCCTATCTGACAGGGCGATCAAGATGACCGATGTCGCAGGGTATTATCATCTGCTGGTCGGCATTCTGAACAGCGAATACGACGGCGAACGAAGCTATGTTTCGCTCTACGGGTTCTCGGAGATTCTGCCCGGTCGGATTACGACGGATAAGATCGTATCGTCCGACGGCAAAACATATTTCGACCTGCTGCTGGGAGAAATCGGAGGCAATATCAAATTCATCGCCTCGGATGGAAGCCTGAAAGATGTTGCCGACCTCGAACGGACAGATTTGGATTATCTCAAAGAGGCTTTCAAAGATGCAACGACCGAAATAGACGGAGGTGTTGCCCTTTCGGGATTCGTGGGAGTGAGAGACGCATTGAAAAACGTAATAGCGGCTCTTTGCGGTTATAATCCGACCTCCGAGGATGACTACCCGTTGATATTCGCAGGAGCACAGCAAGGGAATGTAGAGTATTACGGATGGACAAGCAATAGCTATACCCATATCTACACCCAAAGCGCGACGCCGAGCAATGGGGATAATTGTTTCGACAATAAAGGCTCTGTCGTAGGAACTGTAACGAATATCGTAGGGGCGCAAATTTTCGCATTATCCACAACGGGCGAAACCTATCAACGCAATACCGGAATCGACTTTACCGCGAAAACGCCCTCTGCAATGGAGGGCAACCGAGCCAAGTTCCGAGTATATAAGGACGGACGATGCGTTTCCAATTACTTTGAAACGAGCGGGTCATACAAGACGATATACGTGCCGACATATTGTCCGCCATTGGTCTTTACAACCGTTTTGGAGGTTTCGGAAAATTGCTACATGGACTTGACCGCCGGAGCGCAATTCGGTGTTTTGATGGAGACGAATGACGACTATGACGGCTATAACTGCTCGCTGTATAATTCCAGCAGATACCCTTGCACGGTGGTTAAAGGGACGAAAAGCTCCTATACGCAAGTCGGGGCATTGTCCCCCGGCGAAATGATGGATTTTGTCAATATCAAAGGAGGATGGGTATTAAAGAATTTCACCAGATATTCAACGAAAGAGTAAAATTATTTTCGCCCATATAGTACCTATTAGGTATTATTCACTACTTTTGTCATAAATCTAAACCTATTATGGAACAGAAAATCGAAAAGGGAATCGGGTGGCTCGAAAAGCTGCTCAAAATGGAGGAAAAATACGGGTTCTTCCGCTTTCTGCGAGTGCTTTTGCTTTTACTCCTCACGGGGTTTGTCATCCTTACTATCACCAATCCGCACTATGTGCTGGATAAAGTCGAATCAATCCAAGCAGAGCAACATGATGAATCGGTAGCCAAGCGCATTCAGGTAGATGCGGATATTCGTCTGATGCTGCGCAAACTCTTATATGCGCTCGATGCCGACCGTACATGGCTCATAGAGCTGCATAATGGGAGCAAAAACCTATCATCAGGATTACCGTTCCTATACGGCGATATGCGAATCGAAGAGGTCGCTGACGGCATCAATAACGTCGATGATGAATATACTGATTTTCAGCTATCGAAATACCCTTTTATCGGGAAAGTCTTTGACGACGGATTTTATTGGGGAGCTATCGAAACGATCAAGGAGATCGACGAACGAATGTATTTCAAGTTCAAGTCGAATAACGTGAACGAGGTCGCCATTCTCGCCCTATATGCAGGAGAAAAGCCGCTCGGAGCAATCGGCATATCATTTTGCGGACAAAAACAGATGGACGCCTCCGCTGTCGGCAAGGCTATTCGCAAGTGCGGTATTCAGGTAGCAACCCTATTATCCAACTAACATCACAACATCATGGAAACTATCAAAAATATTCTGACCGCCATCTTGAAATGGCTGGGGAGTATTCCATCCGACAAACTCCTGCACCTCATTGCAGGTGCGGTAATCGCAGCCTTTTTCGCCCTTGTCATTCCCTATACGGCTGAAATATGCGTCTTATTCGCCGCCATCGCAGGGGTGGCAAAAGAGGCTTTCGACCAATACCGCTACAAAGGATGGGATTGGCTTGACTTGGCCTATACAATGGCCGGAGGTTTCATCATTCAAATTTTCGCGTGGCTATGAAACTACTTTTGAAACGCATCGCATTGAAGCCGACCTATACCATCGGCTGGCTCTACATCGACGGGCAAAAGGTCTGCGACACCATCGAAGATGCCGTGCGAGACCTGAACAAAAACGGGCGGTTCGACAATGGCGAAAAGAAAGTGTATGCCGCAACCGCTATCCCCTACGGGACATACGACATCACGCTGAAAGTCCAATCCCCGAAGTATAAGGATCGGGCGCAGTACAAATTCTGCGACGGCTACCTGCCTCGGCTGCTCAATGTGCCGGAGTTCGACGGCATCCTGATCCATATCGGCAATACCGCCGAGGATAGCGCGGGGTGCATATTGGTCGGCGAAAACAAGGAGGTCGGCAAGGTGCTGAACTCGACGGCGACATTCCGACGGGTCTATGACATGCTCAAAACGGCCTCCGACCGGGGCGAACCAATCCAAATCGAAATCGTATGAGAACGCTGATTTTGTGCCTTATCATCGGTTTGCTGTCGGCCTGCTGCCCGTGCAAACATCTGACGACCTCGACCGGGACGCGGGACAGCCTGCATGTCGAGATCAGGCATCGCACAATATGGATTCCCGACACGGTACGGGTGCAACTGCCGGCCGAGCGAACCGAGCAGACCGTCCGCCAAGATTCGAGCCACCTCGAAACCTCGGCAGCGGTATCGGACGCAAGGATCAACCCCGACGGGTCGCTATCCCACTCGCTCGAAAACAAGACGGACGATCGGGAAATACCGACGCAGCGGCCGATAGAATATCGGGACAGCATCGTTTATCGGGATCGGGAGGTCGAGGTTGAAAAGATCGTCGAGGTAGAGCGCAAATTGACATGGTGGCAACAGACGCAAATACGCGGTTTTTGGGTGACAATTATCATCATTCTCGTACTGCTCCGTAAAAAGATTTTTCCCTTGATTCGGAGGTTTATTTGAGGGCGCAAAGGCGAACAATACAGCCGATTATAATAATAGCTCCAAATTTCAGAAACTTTTTGTACCTTTGAAAAAGTTTTGATATTATAGCGTTTGCTATTGTTTTTAAGGTTTAGGAAATCGCCAATTTCACAACGGACTTAAAAAACAATGGTAAATGCCTGCGTTATGCGTGGGCATTTCCTTGTTAGTCCGTAGGTGTTTGGCGATACCTCTAAACCGACAGGAACGCCCACGCTTTTCTGTGTGCATATCCGGAAACAGCAGCGAATGTTTGATTTACGGATAGCATGAGCGAAAAGAAACCAACAAGGCAGGCGGAGATCGTATTTGCCGCCATGAAAGCAATCGAGGCCAACGGCGGCGAAATGAGGATTTCGGATATATACGAAACCCTCGCATCATCGTTCCCGCTGACCGATTATGAGAAAGAGGAAACCAAGAGCGGTGTCATCCGCTGGAAAGCGTATCTCAACTTCTATTCGATAGAGGTAGGCAAGGTCGGGTATCTCGTCAAAAAGAGCGGGATTTGGCATCTGACGGAAGAGGGTGCGAAAGCTCTTGCCGCCGGAGCCGGAGAGTTCTTCGCCGATTTTCACGGCAAGTTTTCCAAGATACAGAAAGAGCACGCGGTATCGGTCATCGAGGAGAATGCGGATCAGCCCGATGATTTGGATATGTTGCAAGGTCAGGCATCGAAAGGCATTCGGGAGTATATCATCAAAAAGAACCCCTACGAGTTTCAGGATTTGGTCGCCGCCCTGTTGCGGGCAATGGGTTACTACACGCCGTTCATCGCCCCGAAAGGCAAGGATGGCGGCGTCGATATTATCGCCTACCGAGACCCGCTCGGCACGACCGCCCCGCAGTTGAAAGTACAGGTCAAGCATTATCCGACCTCTGCAATCTCCGTCGATGTCGTCCGCAGTCTGCTGGGGGTTCTCGTGAAAGAGGGTGAGGTCGGCCTGCTGGTTACATCGGGGACATTCACCAGCGAATCCAAGAAAGAGGCCCGCAACGGGCATCGTTGCCTGCGTCTGATCGACATCGACGAGTTCATCGACCTATGGATTCGCTATTACGACCGCATGAGCGAGGAGGACAAAGCCCTGCTCCCGATTATTCCCGTTTATTTTCTGAAAGCATAAAACCATCATACTTATGAAAAAACTCTTATCTATTCTATTCCTATCCCTTTGCATCGCAGCTTGCTCCAAAGACGATACCCCAAAGCCGGAGATGAACGAAACCGTCAAACAGATTTGGCAGACTTTGAACGGCAGATATATCGGGTTCCATGAGGATAAGTTATCATCCGCCGGTTCCTATACGGAAACCATCGTCTTTCAGCCCTATTCCGAGCCGGAAGAGATCAAGCCGACGGTAATCCTTTTCCCGGATTTTACAGCATACGGAACCGCCGTCATAACCGACACCCGATTTGAAGAGATCAGCGGCTCATCGACCTGCTATTACTCAATCGACGTAAAATATGAGGGAGCAATCCCGACGATCTCATTCTTTGAATACGGAACGGACGGCGAAGTAGTAAACAGCGAAGATCAGCGCAACATCAAGGTCATCGACGCCTCCTCTTTCAAAATGTGGGATTATGGCTTGACCGAGGCCGAGAATGCGATAATCTACACCAAGCAATAGAAATCCAAATAATTCACTATCTTTGCGGTACTGATAGCCCCGTATCAGTTGCGTTGAATACCCCTCTCGACAGACCGATAGATCGGGCGTTGAGAGGGTTTTTCATTCGATTCTGTTACCCGTCTGTTACCCGGCCTCCGAAGTGGCGTTTATTGGTTACAAATAAGCCAATATATCATAGTGAGTTACAACCTATTTTAGAAAGAAGTAATAGATTTTTCATCGGAAAATAGGTCGTCATTTTTCCAATTAACCAAAACGCCATTTCGCCAGCACATCATCGGCATATAAACAGCAATAACAAAGCTATTTACAGTTTTATCTGCCAAACAAAATTTTCTCATCTCTTTGCTGTACGGATGCAAATAATTTGTTACTTTTGTGTTGCTATTCTGTTACTCGGCCAAAATGAGTAACAGAAGTAACAAAAATCATTCAACGCAAAAGGATATGGCGGAGATCAAAGAACCGATCCGGATCAGGCGCAAGAAGCTGACGAACGGGAACGTCAGCCTCTACCTCGACATCTACCTGAACGGAAAGCGGGAATACGAATTTCTGAAACTGTACCTCATTCCCGAAAAGACAAAAGCCGACAGGGAGGCGAACCGGCAAACCCTCCAACTCGCCAACTCGATCAAGGCACGGCGCATCGTCGAGGTGCAGAACGGCGAGCATGGCTTCAAGTCGGCATACGCCTCCGACACCCTCTTCTTCGACTACTACCGTGCGATGTGCGCCCGGCGGCTCGGAGCGGAGAGTACCGGAAATTGGGGGAATTGGAAATCATGCCTGAAACACCTCCAAAAATACGAGCCGAACGAGCGGATCAGGTTCTCGCAGATCACGCAGGAATGGGTGCAGGGATTTCGGGACTATTTAGAGAAAGATGCGTGCGCGTGGAGCTGCGACGAGCGGGATCGCATCAAGGATCATCCGCTGTCTCGCAATTCACGGGTCAGCTACTTCAATAAACTGCGGGCCTGCCTGAATCAAGCATACGAGGATCGCATCATACCTATCAACCCCATGAGGGGCGTCGAGGGTTTCAAGGCCGAAGAGGGAACACGCATGTACCTGACCATCGAAGAGGTGCAGCGGCTCGCTCAAACAGAATGCGAATATCCGGCCATCAAGCGGGCGTTCCTGTTCTCCTGCCTGACGGGACTGCGCCGCTCCGACGTGATCCGTCTGACATGGGGCGATGTGCATCAGCAGGGAGAGTTCACTCGGATTATCTTCAAACAGAAGAAGACCAGCGGACAGGAATATCTCGACATCCCGCCGCAGGCCGCCGAACTCATGGGCGAGCGCGGCAAGGACGCCGAGCATATCTTCCCCAACATCCACTCTCCGAGTTGCACCAACGAAACGATCAAAAGGTGGGTATTGCGGGCCGGAATCCATAAGGATATAACCTTCCATTGCGGCCGCCACACGTTCGCGGTGATGATGCTCGACCTCGGAACCGATATTTATACGGTCAGCAAGCTACTCGGACATCGGGAGCTATCGACCACGCAGATTTACGCAAAGGTGCTCGACAAGAACAAGCAGGCAGCGGTCGCCAAGATACCCGACATATTCTAACGAAGAAAGGCATCGGTTTCGATGCCTTTTTCTATTGCTGGAACATCATGCCCCGTCCGGTCAGGAGCCATGTCGCGGATATGCCGCAATCCCGAACCAGCGGAACGAGCCATCCGACCTCGAAATAGCCACGATTGCGGTCTTTACGCTGCGTATAGAAATGAGGCGGAGCTATCGAATTATCCCGGCAATATTCGGCGATACTCTTTATCAGCCGATTCTGTACGGCAATGTCAAACGCCGTGAAAAACCGCTCCATAATAGCCAACGTATTGTCGCTGTAAACCCGTCTGCGGCTCATTTCTTCTTCCCCTTGATTAGCGTCTTTTCCTCCGATTTAAGCCGTCGTTCGACTTTCTTCACATCTTCGCCCGCAGGGAGCTGTTCGGGGACGATACCCCGGCTCAAAAGCATATTGCGGACGGCGACGTTGTTATCGACATGCTCCTTTTCTATCGCCATCTGTCCGTGCAAATTCTTCTGCTCGGCATTTACAGAGGTCATTTCGGCGGCAAAATCTTTCGCTTTGATACCGATCGTCGGCAGAAAGTCGGCCAGCGGACGGGAATCGGGTGCACCGAGTTTGCGCTTTACCAATGCTGTATCAAGATGGAACAAAGCCCTATCCCCTTTCGACCGGATAATCGCAAAACCCCGGCTATCGACGCCGCGCTCATACAGGACGCCTGACAGTCGTTTTTCGGTTTCTGCCAGCTTCGCGCGAGCCTGCACCCGTTCGTAATCGAGGATTCTCTGCTGCACCAACTCCGCTCTACGGGTCTGCACAGCGAAATAGTTTTGTGCAAATGCGATCTGCGGCTTGCGGGGATCGCCGTTCTGCGCAATCAGGTAGCAGGCATAGCGGGTCAGCATATAATCATCAATCTCGCGCTGCGCACCTTTGGCAAGTTCGATCATTTTCCCGACGCGGGGAAAATGATCCTCGACATGCTCTCCTGCGTTTACACACGCATCCCGCGCCTTTTCGATTACATTGTAGAATTTTTCCCACTTCGAATAGCCGAGAAGCCCGCAAAGTTCTCGCGCACTCCAACATTCGATCCCCTCATACTCATTGGCGATAGATTCGAACTGCTCGAACAACTCCTTTATCTCTTCTGTTTTCATATATCCGACCTCTATTTATTATTCTTTTCTATAATCCCGATGAGCCGATCCATCTGCTCGTCCTTTTTTTCGAGCAGGGCGATGAATTTCTCCGACAGCGCATTGATCTGATTCGAATCACCCGATACCGCGATACCGTGATCCGTCGCTACCGTATTCCCGCTACCCTCATAGAAATAACAAACACTTTTGTTGGTAACACGGGCAATATCCTCGATCAACCCACTTTTGACATCCTCGGATTTCAGGGCACTATGCAGACGTTGATCCCCATTATGTCCGAGCATCCGCGCAACATCCGCAATTGTGATGCCCTCCGAGCGAAGTATGTCCTTTATCTTCTGTCCTGTCATATATGTTTGTATATCACAATGTTATTCTTATTCAAACGCAAATCCCAATCTATGCCAAATATTTTTCTTTGCAGAAAACAAAGAAATATGTTGGTTATCCAAACAAAAGTATTTATATTTGCCCTTGCAATACGGGAAGATATTGACGCATCAATAAAATCCGTCGGGTGCAAATATATAAAAATAGTACCTAACAAGTGAATAATTATCGACGAAATATGAGCAGAACAGAGAAAAAATCATTTTTCGACCTCTATGCGGAGCAGAAAAAGAAGCCGACGCCCGCGCAGAATTTCATCGCCGAGATCGCTGCGCTCACGCATCGTTCCGAGAATACGGTCAAGATGTGGCTCTGCGGTCGGCAAGTCCCCGACGAGCTGACGCAGAGTATCATAGCCCGTCGCTACAACCTGAATATAAACGGCCTCTTCCCAAAATCGGAGGTGCAATCCAATGAAATATGAAAGCTCTGCTGAATTGGCGATACTACGTTCTGATGGTCGTCGGTATGATCGCCGTTATCGGGACATTCTCCGTCCCCATAGACGACCAACCGCTCGGAGCATGGCTGCTCGCCCTGATAATCCCGAAGATCATCGGATTCGGGGCTTGGTATCTCATCTTTCGGATGTGCGACTATTGGGACGCTCGCGGGCTGATTCCCGAAATGTCGAAAACGATGCAGGAGGAGGACGACACATGGGAGTAGAGGAAAGATTGGAACGTATCGAGCGGCTTCTACTTCTCGGTTCGAAAGAGGTGCTCAATACCTCGGAGATCGCCCTGTTGCTCGGCATATCCGAAAGCCGCGTGCGGCATTTGACGAGTGCAAAGAAGATTCCGCACTACAAGCAGGGCAACAAAATCTATTTCAGGAAAAAGGAGATCGAAGCATGGCAGCTTCAATCCCGCGTCCCGACCGACGATGAAATCCGCAGCAGGGGCACGACCTACGCCGTAACGCATAAATAGCAGAGATATGAACGACAACCCTAATATTCAGGAATCCGAAAGCCAATGCAAGCGCATACTCGCCTACTTGCTGAACGGAAGCCGGATCACGAGCCTCGAAGCATTGCGGCTCTTCGGGTGCATGAGGCTCGCATCACGCATCAGCGACCTGCGGAAAAGCCATCCCGAAATCAAGTTCAAAGCAACGAGGGTTGAGACGACGACGGGGAAAAGGGTCGCTCAATATTACATCGAGAGTATTCAGTAAACATTCAATTCAACGCAAATGAAAACGGTAATTATCAAAGAAATCCGGCTCCTCAATTTCAAGGGGCTGCGCGATCTGACGGTCGAGTTCGACCCTGCGCTCACGGAGATTTACGGGCGCAACGGCATCGGCAAAACTTCGATCTTCGACGGGTTCACATGGCTCCTGTTCGGCAAGAACAGCGAGGACAGAAAACAGTTCGGCATCAAGACCTACGACGAGGCCGGAAACATCATCCCGAAACTCCCGCACGAGGTATCGGCCGTCCTGCTGGTCGATGGCGAGGTCGTAACCCTCTGCCGTCGGTTCAATGAAAAATGGACGAAGAAACGCGGCTCGGCGGTCGAGGAGTTCGTCGGACATGAAGAGGAACGCCTCTACAACAACGTACCCTGCTCGGTCAAGGAGTGGAACGAGAAGATCGCCGCCATCTGTCCCGAACAGGTATTCAAGTTCATCACCAATCCCCTCTACTTCACATCGCAGTCGGTAGATACGCAGCGGTCGATGCTCTTCCGTATGGCCGGAGGTATCACCGACGAGGAGATAGCCGCCGGAAATGCCGATTTTGCGGCCCTCCTTGCCTCGCTCACGGGTAAGACGATGGAGGAATACAAGAAAGAGATCGCCGCGAAAAAACGCCGTCTGAAAACCGAAATCGAGGCCATTCCCGAACGTATCGACGAACGCCGCCGCGATGTGCCGGAGGCGGAGGATTGGGCGGCCCTCGAAGAAGAACTCCGCCAAAAACAAGAGGCACTCGCAAAGGTCGAGGAACAGATTAACGACGCATCGAAAGCCTATGCCGCCGCGAATGAGGAACGGCTTGCAACGGTGCGCAAAATCAGCGACCTGAAAAACGAACGGCTGGCCCTCGAACTCAAAATCAAGGACGAAGTACAGGCCCTCTACCGTTCCGACAAGGCCAAGCAGCGGGCCGCTGCCGAGGATTTGGAGCGGGCGAAGCGCGACAAAGCCGCCGCCGAGCGCGACCTCGCCAATGCCCGCCGAGAGGTAGAGGTATGCACCGATCGCCGCGCCGAGCTTATCAAGCAATGGCAATCAATCAATGCCCGCAAGCTCGTATTCGATGAGAACGAGTTTATTTGCCCGACCTGCAAGCGCCGTTTCGAGATCGAGGAGATCGAGAGCCGCCAGCAGGAGATCACCGAAAACTTCAATCGCCGGAATGCCGCCGACCTCGAAGAGAACAATCGTCGCGGCAAGGAGAACAAACTCCGCATGGAGGAGGTGAATCAATATATCGGGGAAATCGAGGAAAAGATCGCCGAGCAGGTATCTATCATCTCCGAAATCGAAACGAGCGGCATCCTCACGGCAAAACTCATCGAACCCGACGCCACCCCGACCATCGCGGCCAATACCGAGTATATAGCACTCGGAGAGCAAATCGCAAAACTCGAAAAGGAAGTTTCGCAGCCCATAGCTGCCGCAGAGGATGATTTCTTGCGCGAGGGCCGCAATTCGCTCGTCGCCGGAATCGACACGCTCAAATCGCGGCAGATGAAGCGCGAGCAGATCGAGAAGAACAACCAGCGCATCGCCGAACTCGAAAAATCCCTCCGGATGCAGTCGGAAGAACTCGCGCAGTTGGAGGGCATAGAGTTCACGATGGCGGCATTCTCGAAAGCCCGCACGGAGGCCATCGAAAGCAAGATCAACGGGCTGTTCGACTTCGTGAAGTTCCGCCTCTTCGAGACACAGATCAACGGAGGTGAAGTGGAAACGTGCGAAGCAATGGTGAACGGCGTGCCGTTCTCCGATGCCAATACCGCAGGGCAATTCAACGCGGGTATCGACATCATCAACGCGATATGCCGTTTCGAGGGCATTTCCGCCCCGATTTTCGCCGATGGTTCGGAGAGCGTCAATACCCTGCATCCGACACAATCGCAGGTTATCCGCCTGTTCGTATCGCTCGACGACAAGCTCGTCATCAAACACAACGGGAAACCGGCTCAACCGCAGAGCCTTTTCAACTAATAATCATTCACTTAAAATTCAACGCAATTATGAAAACCGAAGAACAGAAAAGCGCATTTATCCTCCGCGTGGAGGAGATGGTAAAAGAGATCGAAACACTGATGCCGGAGGGGGGGGGCGATGAGAGGTCTTGCATCCTCCTCGTAAACGAGAAGCCGCAAGACAGCGACATGACTACCCAATGTATAGCGATCATGGGAAGCGGCAAAAGGCTGATCGAAAGCATGTCCGTATTCATCGAACGGCCCAACATGGCAGAAGTCGTGTCTCTCGGTGCAAAACTCGCCGCTCTTAAAAAACTCGCAGAAAATTAACATTCAAAATCAACTTTACAATGAATCAAGCAATAGCAAAGCAGGATCGCCCCGTCGATCTGCTCAAAGCAACAATCAATGCTCCGTCGGTACAGGAGCAGTTCAAGAACGCCCTCGGCGAACACAAGGATACGTTCGTCGCATCGCTCATCGACCTCTATACGGGCGACCGGTCGTTGCAGACCTGTAAGCCCTCGGTAGTCATCGCCGAAGCACTCCGCGCGGCGACCCTCCGCCTGCCTCTGAACAAGGCCCTCGGTTTCGCCTACATCGTGGTTTACAACAACTCGGTAAAACAGGCTGACGGCTCATGGGTCAAAGTCCCTACACCGACGTTCATCCCCGGCTACAAGGGCTATATCCAGCTCGCCATGCGAACGGGGCAGTACCGGACGATCAATGCCGATGTAGTCTATGAGGGCGAAGTCCGCAAGGTGAACAAGCTCACGGGAGAGATCGCTTTCGACGGCGAAAAGACCTCCGACAAGATCATCGGCTACTTCTGCTATTTCGAGCTGCTCAACGGCTTTTCCAAGACGCTCTATGTAACCGTCGAGGATATGGCCGCCTACGCCAAGCGGTATTCTCCCTCCGTGAAGAAAGAAACGACCGTCGCGCAGCTCATCGCCAAAGCCAACGACGGCATCATCGGCAAGAAAGTCGGATGGGAAGGCAACTTCAACGACATGGCTCTGAAAACGGTGATTCGCCGCCTGCTGTCGAAATACGGCTATCTCTCCGTCGAGATGCAGAACGCGATGGCTCACGATGTCGAGGATGAGGCCATGTCGAACCGCAACGACACGCTCGATAATGCCGCAGCGCAGACGGTCGATCTCTCGGCAACGGAATACGAGGAGGTCGATACGGAAACGGGGGAAGTCAAGGAAACCGGATCGGAGCAGGCCGCACCCGCTCCTGCACCTGAATACTGATCTGACGGCACGAGAGTATGATCTTGAAATGTTTGGGGAGTTCATCACGGGGCAACTGCTACATCCTCGAAGCGGCCGATGAAACTTTGATCGTCGAGGCGGGAATACCGATGCGCGACATCAAAAAGGGTCTCGGCTGGCAGCTCGGCAAGGTGGTAGGATGCCTCGTATCTCACCGACACGAAGATCATGCAAGGTCGTTGAACGACTTTCTCACCTGCGGCATCCGCGTACTGGCTCTCGCCGATGTATTCGACGCCGCCAATCCGAGAAATCGCGTATTCTGCAAGATAATCGAACCGATGCACGGCTACAAAGTGGGAGGCTTCAAGGTCTTCGTACTGCCGGTCGTCCACGATGTGCCGTGCGTCGGGTTCGTCATCGAGCATCAGGAGATGGGACGCCTGCTTTTCATCACCGATACGATGATGCTGGAATACCGGCTGCCGAACCTGAATCACATCATGATCGAGGCGAACTACTCCGATGCAATCTTGCAGCGCAATATCGACAGTGGGCGGATGCCTCCCGCCATGCGGGGACGGCTGCTGGGTTCGCACATGGAATTGCAGACGACGAAAGAGATTTTGCGGACGACCGACCTATCGGCGGCAAATGAGGTGATTTTACTGCATCTCTCCGACGGCAACAGCAATGCCAAAGGATTCGCCGAAGAAGTTCGGCAAATCGCCGGAAAACCGGCATATATCGCCCGTGCAGGATTGGAGGTCAATCTCGATAAAATGCCCTACTGATATGCGACCCGTGCCGAACGATATAGTTTCAACGCTGATCCGCTACCTGCCGCAGATACTCGAAAACGTGCAGATAGACAGCGGAAATACGCGGCTCATCAATGCCGTAAGACTGACAAAAAGGATTATTCCACGATTAAAGAAAATTGAGAATGAAAAAAATACCAAACCCTAACGGAAACAAATTCGTCTTGCCAAAGGGATATACTGACCTCGGATGGCAACTCGATTTTAATGCTTCCGAACTAAAAAAATGTAGGGAAGCCGGGCATATCCGGCGGAAGTTCGATAATTCCAAATACCTGTATCGGTGTAACGATGTGGTATATATCTGCGATCAATGCAAGAATGTACACCATGTCGATATGAGTGATTAAAAAATCGAATGCAATGCTGATAGTAAAGCAGGACAAGACCCGCAAGGAGGAAGAGGGACAGATATTCGTCGAACTCACGATTTACCGTGATGTCAGGAATATCGCAGACTGCAACCGCCTCGGATATTGGTGCGACAAAGCGCATCTGTCGCACTTCATCATGGAATGCGCGAAATGTTTTACGCAAGACGAATTAAAAAACATACTGAAAATGAACGGAAACAATATTTACATCGAGAAAAACAACCTGCTCGATGCCTACAAGAAAGGCAATGCCGATAACAAGAAGATGCTCGAAAATCTCTTCGGCAAGGAGATGTTCCGCCCGAAAAACATCATGGAGCGCATCAAGACCTTTGATGACGCATTCAAGGAACTCGGCGAGCACCATCCGCTCGTAAAAGAATACCACAAACGGCATCTGTTCCTCGAAGACGATTCGGATATTAGCTCCGATCTCGTAGCCTACCTCAAACTCCGCATCATTACCGCCGCTCTCAACGAGGGTTGGACACCGCAGTTCACCGAGGACGAATACCGCTACTTCCCGTGGTTTTGGCTCTACACCAAGGAGGAGATCGCCAAGATGGACAAGGAGGAGCGCAAGAAAGTTGTCCTGTTCGGCGGTAATGCGGGTAACGGCTCGAATGCCGGTTTTGCGTCTGCGAATTCGTATAACGCGCCCTCGAATACGAGTGCGAATATCGGGTCTCGCCTTTGCTTCAAATCGTCCGCGCTGGCGAAATACGCAGGTGAACAATTCGCTGAAATCTACTTTGCTTTCGTGGGGAAATAGATGATGGGAGGATGGATAAAAATATATCAAACCATTCGGGAGCATTGGATATGGAATGATCCGCGAAAATTGAAGTGGTGGATCGACCTGCTGATGCTCGCCGAATGGAGAGATAGCAAACGCCTTGTTGGATCAGACCTCGTAACCATCAAACGGGGGCAATTGATCGCATCCGTCCACTATCTCCGCGAGCGGTGGGCATACAAAGATGACAACGGGGTGCAGCGCAAGCCGTCCGAGCATACCATCCTCAAATTTCTATCTCTCCTCGAAGCAGATCAGATGATAAGCCGCGCGAAACACCCTGCCACCCGTGCAACGATGATTACGATAGTTAATTACGATGATTACCAGCAGAATAGCACAGCAGGATGCAACGAGGGCAGCAACGACCCCTGCAACGACGGGTGCAACGATCCCTGCACAGAAGATAAGAATA